CCGCTATGCAAATGGTACAAATGGTCACCCAGGAGGTCTTGCTTTAGTAAATGATGGAGCAGGCAGTCAGTGGCAAGAAATGTATCGTACTCCAGATGGGAAAACTGGTCTATTTCCTAAGGTGAAAAACCTTATGGTCGACTTACCAAAAGGAACTCAAGTTTTAAGCGGTTCTAAGACTGCAAGAGCGATGTCCAATATGCCAGCTTATGCAAATGGTATTGGTGATTGGATGGGAGAAAAATGGAACCAGGCAAAAGAAATGGTTGGTGACATTTGGGATTATGCTACTCATCCCGAAAAGATTTTAAGTATTGGGATTAGTAAATTTACGAATCTTTCGCAAGCAGTAGAGCCAGCTCTTTCAATAGCCACAGGTGGAATTTCTACGATGGCTAATGGCGCCGTCAATATGATTAAGAAAGCATTTGATGAGGGGGCACCAAGTCCATCTGGGTCTGGTGTAGAACGATGGCGTTCAACTATTAAAAAGTCTCTTTCAATGAATGGCTTACCAACTAGTGCAAACTATGTTAATGCATGGCTTAGACAAGTTCAGTCTGAATCTGGGGGGAATGAAAAAGCTGTACAAGGTGGATACACCGATGTTAATACTATATCTGGAGATTTGGCCAAAGGCTTGCTTCAGACGATTTCTGCAACATTTAATGCTTATAAATTCCCAGGTCATGGTAATATTTTTAATGGATTTGATAATTCACTTGCAGCTATTAACTATGCAAAAAGTAGATATGGCGTAAGTGGTATGCTTGATGTGATTGGCCACGGACATGGTTATGCTAAAGGCACGCCTTATGTTCCAGAAGATCAGTTAGCTATGATTCATGAAGGTGAAATGGTTGTTCCTGCTCAATACAATCCTTATAATTCATTAAGTGATTTTAAAGCATTTGAAACATTACAGCTTCCTGAAATGTTTAACGAAAAACCAATGGATTATTCAAACATGTCTGTATCGAATAATTCTTCAGATGTTTCTGGATATGGTTTGGCAAACATGAATGGTTCATTAACAAGCGCTATTATGATGCTAGTTCAATCATTAGGGGCTCAACCAACACAGGATACTAACGGAGATATCGTGATTAACATTGGTGGAAGAGAGTTCGGAAGAATTGCTGTTTCTGAGATAAATAAATACCATAGACAACTTGGATACACAGAGTTGAACTTATAAAAAGGAGAAGATAATGGGAGCGGTACTACAAATAGATGGTGTTACAGTAAAAACACCACAAGAATTTAGTGTAGATATATCGACAATTGATGCGGATTCTTCAGGGAGAAATGCAAATGGTGAAATGGTACGAGATGTAATTGCTCAAAAAACAAAGCTAGTAATTAAGTGGGGACCTTTGAGTGATTCCGAAGTGTCAGATATTCTACAAAGAATAAATAAACCCTTCTTTAATGTTATTTACCCTGATCCACAATTGGGACGTCAACGTACTAAAACATTTTATGCGGGTGATTCTACAACTCCATCTTATTCCTGGAATGATAAATTTAAAGCAATGAAGTGGGAAAATTTATCTGTAAACTTTATAGAAAAGTAGGTGATAATAATGCTTGATGTTTCTAAAGAATTCAATGAAGCAGTTAAGGCAAGCAATAGAAGGTTTGAAACTAGGATTAAGATTGGGAATACAATCTATACAAAGAAAGATATCAATAACTGGGTTTATACAAGTGGTTCTATTTCTGGAGAAAATCTTCAGATTGGGTCCACTTTTTCTAACTCAATAAAAATAGAGTTCTGCTCCATTCTTGAAAATATTAAAGAGTTGACAGAAATTACTATTGAAGTTGGAATAGCAACATACGATGCAGATTATAATTATGACAATATCCCACCTGAAAAGGTTGGTAGTGCAAAAGTTGGATTTGCTAAACTCATTCATTATCGGCCGACTGTTTTTGAATATGTTCCTTTAGGGACATTTTATGTTACGAGTTGTGATCCAGATAGAAATGAGAAGAAAACAATTGTCGAAGCAAGTGATAGATTTGTTTTCATGGAAAATGAATATGTTTCAGATTTAACATACCCTGCCAAAATAAGAGATGTAGCCCTTGAAATTGCCAATAAGTCTGGATCAGTAATTAACGAAAGCAATTTTGCTATGATTGGCACCTCACTTATTATGAAGCCAGAAGGTTATACTTATAGGCAAGCTTTGGGCCTTATTGCACAATTTGAAGCAGGCTATGCTCGTTTTAACAGGAATAACCAACTTGAGATAAAACAATTAGGTGACCCGAAATACAGCATAGTACCAGCGGAATATTTTCAAAAAGGACTTACCAAGAATGAATTAATGTATCAAGTAGGTGGTATATCTTGTACTGTGTCTGTTCAAACAGAAGAAGGAACTGAACAAGTTACCTTTTTTTCTGGAAGTAATACAGGACCTCAGATTACTTTAGAAAACAAAGTAATGACTCAAAGTCTGCTTGACAGTATCTATCAAAAAATAAAAAGTCTGAATTTCTATCCTTTTACATTAAAATGGCGTGGAAATCCTGCTTTAGAAACTGGAGATTGGATTACTTTAGCGGATAGAGACGGAACATTATTTAAAACTCCTAATTTAAGCTATATACTTACGTTCTCAGGCGGTCTAACAGCAACAAGTTCTGCAGATACTAATTCTTCGGCACAAACTGTATCGTCTTATTCGCCTCCACTCAATCAAATTATTAAGGATTTAAATTCAAGGGTTGATGCAGCAGGAAAAAACTCTGTTTACGATGGAAATGAAGAACCACCTTATCCTAAGGTTGGTGATTTATGGTTTAAAAAGAATGGTCCAGATGATGAAATATGGATATATTCAAAATTGGAAGATGGAACGTATGACTGGGTTCTTCAAACATCCACTCGTTTATCTGATGAAATACAGGACAAAATTGATAACTCAGTTCCCTCTGATGAGATCGTGAAAACAATAAATCTTTCTGAGGAGATGGACGGAAAAGAATGGTTAAAAATAACGGGGGCCAAGATTTGGTTAACTGATCAGACACGTATAGATGATGCGATTATACAGGATGCTATGATTGGTAATCTTAGTGCATCTAAACTGACAGCAGGTACAATTAATGCTTCAGATGTGAACATAATTAACCTTAATGCTTCAAATATCTCTACAGGTTCGCTCAATGCAATTGACATAACAGGTTCAACAATTACTGGTTCTAAAATTACCTCAGTAGGTGAAGATTTCACAATGGCTCAAGATAACGGAGCTATAACATGGGGAAGGAATGGTGATGATAAGCAGGTATTCAAACTATATGCAAGTACACAGAACTTAAAAGAAGGAAATATGAGATTAGATGTTGCGGAATCAGGCTCATTTTCTATTAATAGTACTAAGCTTAATAAAAACTTCATTAGTTTGTCTAATCCTAATAACGAGCTGAGAATGTACTCACGTATAGATAATATTTCTATTTATAGTGATGATTTAAATGACCCTATGAAAACTAGTCATAGCCTTGAGTATAACTCTACAATGTTTAAATATCTTAATAGTGGCAAGACAAATATGCCGCAGCTATATGTTAATAGTTCTGGGACTTTTTACATCGGGGACAATGATAATTATATAAAATGTGCAAGTTCAAATATTACAGTAAAGACGACCAAGACGATAATTACAGGTAATCTTGAAATTAATAGTTTTGTTAATGCAAATGATAATTTATCTGTACAGAAAAATTTTATGGTTTATGGTTCAAAAAATTCTGTTATTAAAACGGAAAGCTATGGCCAACGATTACTAAATGCTTATGAAACACCAGAATATCTTTTTGCGGATTACGGTAAAGCAAGGACTGATGAAAACGGAATGATAAAAGTTGATATCGATCCTATTTTTTTAGAAACAGTAAATACTGATAGTAAGAATTATCATGTTTTTGTTAGTCCATATGGTCAAGGAAGTGTGTGGGTAGAAGATGTTGATGTTGATTCATTTGTGATTAAGAGTGATATTCCTAATATGGAAGTATCATGGAATATTGTTGCATACCGGAGATACTATGAAAATGTACGTTTAAATCACCCACAAGAAGAAAATGAAGAAAGGGATATTATAGATGAATCAAGAAATTGATGCACAACAATTAGTAACGCAGCTTGTTTCTAAGATTGCACAGCTTGAGCTAGAAAATGCAAAATTAACAGTTTTAGTGAACAGTCAAGTTGAAAGTAATGTAAAAGGAGAAGGAGAGCATGACTTACGAAAAGCAAACTTGGAATAAGTATGATGATTTAAAGACGGAAGAAGAAAATATTCAGAATGGGGCCGTTGTTACAGATAATCGTATGAATCACATGGAAGATGGGATTAGTGCAATTGATTTAGAGATTACATCACATGAATCAAATAAAACTAATCCTCACAGTGTTACTAAGGAGCAGGTGGGGCTTAGTAATGTTTCCAATTATGGTATTGCGACTGAAGCAGAAGCGATTGCTGGGACTTCTAATGCAAAATATATGACCCCCTCATTAACTAAGAAGGCGGCGAAGTCATACGTGGATAAAACTGATGTTGGTTTATCTAATGTAGATAATGTAAAACAAGCATCAAAATCTGAATTTGATGAACACACAGCAAATAAGAATAATCCTCATAGTGTCACTGCTACACAAGTAGGAGCATATACTATATCAGAAACTGATGCAAAATTTAAGTTAACAATTAATGATTCTGGTGCAATTGCTGCAGGTACAGATTTAGATTCGCTTAATATTCCAGGTTTCTATGCTATTTCTAACAAAAAGCCAGATACCGAAATATTAAATTACCCTAAAGGCGTTAAGCTTAGTGGTTCGGGATCTATATATGCACAGGTAGTTGTTTTTAAAAATGCATCTAGCACAATGATTAAGCAAGTGTTTTATGACCAATTGTCAACAAGAGAATATTATAGATCATTTGCAAATAATGCTTGGCAAGAGTGGCAATTAGCAGCAATTGATTCAGAAGTAGTCCACCTTACAGGGGATGAAACTATTGCCGGTAAAAAGACTTTTACAGATGATATGGCTGTAAAAAATATAGAGGTAACAGGGGACTATAAGAATTCTACAGATACTGAAATGATAGATTTACCATTAAGTGGTGTTGTTTCTGCAAAAGTTTCTTACCAGCGCAAAAATGGAGTTGTTTTTGTAAAAGGCGGTGGGAATTGGGGGAACTTTGAAGCGAAAAATGAACGATTTGTGGGGACATTACCTGTAGGTTTTCGCCCAGCTTCCGATTGGCCTTCTGGAATGAACGCTATGGGTGGCTCTCAATCAATGAGCGCTAAAGTGACTGCAGATGGTAAAGTAGGCATCACAAGTGATATCAAAAAGGATGGTGTTTATGGTGGATTCTCTATGAGTTTCCCTGTAGAGTAAATAAATTAAGGAGAAAATATGGAAATTATGAAACTGAATGTATTGCAATATCTTGGGAGTACAGGAACGGATAATTGGCCCACAAGCGAGATGAAAGCAAACATTGATGAAAACGGAACTTTTAAACTTGAAATGAGTATGTTTAATTCAAGTGAGTTCTTTAGCAATGAAACTCAACGTGAAGATGTTATGGACTTCATGGTCCAACTTTTTGACAAAGCTAAAGAGCTGGCCATGCAATCAGAAGCAGAAACTCCAGTTGTTCCTGTGGTAGAAGAAGAAGAGTAGCAGATTAAATTAAGTACGAAAGGGAAATATAAATGCATGTATTTTTAGGATTTACATTAGCAGAGTGGGTAGCTGCAGTAAGCTTATTTACTTTCGTTTTCGGTGGATGTGCATCATTGATACGTTATTTCAGAAAGAGTATTTCTGGCCCAATGACTCTAGCTATTGATGAATTGCGTGAAGACTTAAAGGAGTCACGTGAGCAGCGGAAAGAAAACGAAGGCAAGTTGTTTGGAATTGCGGATGATCACACAAAACAACTTTATAACCATGAAGGTCGATTGAATACACTTGAAACTATTACAAGTTCCAGTGTTATGCGTATCGATCGAGCAGAAAAAGAATTACAAGGAGAATAATCTATGTTCACAAAAACATTTTGGAAAGATACTGCAGAACGTGCAGTAAAGACTTTTGCACAGTCACTGGCGGCAGTACTGACTGCAGGAGCTACTGGAGTACTTGATGTAGATTGGGTAAATGCTTTGAGTGTATCTCTACTAGCAACATTGGTGTCTGTTCTCACCTCATTCGGAAGTGGTTATGTCGGTGATAACTCAGCAAGTGTCATTAAATTAAACAAGGAGGACTAAATGTCTTACAGTATTAAACAACAAATTCGAACAGATACACCTCAAGTTGGTTGTGTACCATATCGACAAATACATGCTCATTCTACAGGTAATGCTGGAAGTACTGCACAAAATGAAGCTGACTATATGAGCCGTAAGGACCTCAACACTGGATTTTATACTCATGTGGTGGGAAATGGTCAAGTTATCCAAGTTGCCCCAGTAAATCGCGGAGCGTGGGATGTAGGGGGTGGATATAACTATGAAACCTATGCAGCAGTGGAACTAATTGAAAGTCACGGTTCAAAAGAGGAATTCATGAGAGATTATAAAATCTACTGTGAACTTCTTTATGACTTGGCTAAGCAAGCAGGTATCCCAACCACTCTTGATACTGGAGATTTAGCAGGTATCAAGACACACAATTATTGCACACATAACCAACCTAACAACGGTTCAGACCATGTGGATCCGATTCCTTATTTAACGAAGTGGGGGGTCACACAACAGCAATTTGCGAATGATATTGCGAATTGTAAAGGGAATGCATCATCTAGTGGTGATGCAAATAAAGGAAGTTCAGAACAAAATAAATATCAACCTCAGGAGGAAGAAGAAATGATTAAATTTGAAGTAATAAAGGGTGGTGCCATTGGCACTAAAGGATATCTTTATCAAGGGCGTTTTATTGTCGGAGGATCTGCTTCCTCTTACAATGCTATCTATCAAAAACTAGCTGATATGGAAAAACGGGGGCTTATAAAACCCATCAAAGAACCGATCTCAACGGATGAATACAACCTCATTTGTGCCAAGTTCCCATCACATAAAAATAATAAATAAAAGTAAAAAAACGCTCGGTCCATTGGCCGGGCTTTTTTTGTTATAATAAATATAAAATTTATTAATAAGGTGAATGTTTTGGAGAAATTAATTATACAATATTTAAATTTGTCACTTGAGAGTCAAGTTTCGTTAGGGTCACTAATAGTTTCTGGTGCTTCATTACTAGGTGGGCTCATTGCCTATATTGTAAAATCAGTTAAAGAGTATAAAAATAAAATAGAGGAAATACGTCCGAATGTTTTTATCTCTTATGAAAGGCAAAGAAGATATAGGCTTCTTCAAGAAAAGTTGGTTTTAAAAAACTACGGAAAAACAGCAGCATGGATAAAAGAAATACGAATAAATCCTCCCTTTGAACATAATGGTGATGATGATTTCAAAGCAAATAATTTTACTGAAATTAAAGATTTTCCTCTAGCACCTGGGCAAGAAATAAGTGGCATTATTGGAGTTTTGGGAGCTAATGATGAGTTATTTAAGAAAACTAAAAGAAGCTATTATATAAAATATAAAGCTGAAGGGAATAAAAGGATATATATAACTGAGTATACTGTTGATGAGGAAGGGTACCCAGCCTTCGTTCGTACAGATGAAACTGAAGATGTTATGAAAATAAAGGATGCTTTGGTGGATATAAAAAAATCAGTAGATAAATTAGATAGAGAAAAGAAGAAGAAAGTCACCCTTCTTTAATTAGAGCGAGATCCTATTGGGTATATTAGATCAAATTAATATAAAAAGAGCTTTACTAGCTCTTTTTTCTTTATTACCACTCCTCATCATAAGACTCACGGTATCTATTATCAATTGAATCTTTAATAAGTTGTTCTTCAGTAAATTTCTTTTGAGCTTCAACAAGCTCGCCAGTAGCAAAAGCGCCCCATTTCATCATCCCTCTATCATGGTAATTATGAATAGATTCATATGGACTATAAGAACGATCAACCATAACTTACTCCTTTAATATAAATATTGATATATTCGATATTATATACTTAAAAACACTGTAAAACAATGATTTAAATTGGAATAATCGATATTTCGTTTTGGTTTGTCATGAAATTTATTCTGTGAATGTGCAAAAATATGTTATAATATATTCGACTAAAAAATGAAAGAGGACGCAATGCCAGATAAATCTTCACTTCAACATGTAGACACAAATTGTGTGGCAAAGATATTGAAAATGACACATAAAGAGCAAGAAGAGTGGCTCTCTGCTCTTCTGGACCATATAAAAAAGAATGGTTTAGAAGAAGATTTCTTTGCTGCAGCACTGAATATCTTGAATGAGTCTACTATAAAAGATGTGAAGAATTGGTATTATAGTAAAAAAGAGTTATAATTAAGCTCGGTTCTTAATTGGTAAATCCCTGTTTTTATAGGGATTTTTTATTATTTTTACAAATTTCAGCATACTTTTTTATATATTGTTTTACAGGATCAAAAGTAGTTTGGTATAATTAGAGAGTTAAACTTGATTATAAGTAATATCAATATGTATTCTTTTTTATCAATTTGAGTTTGACATTGCTCCCTTTTCAGGTTGGGGGAGCTTTTTTATTTTTTGTTAAATTGGTATTTGATAAAATATCAATTTTAAAATCTGAAAAGCAAGCTATTTAATAAAATATCAAATATGCTATAATAAGTAGATGATGAATTTCAAGAATTAAAGCAGATAATTGATGATCATGAAAATACTCTAAAAAAAATAATTTGCCCCTTTTAAGCCCCTTTTTATGAAATGTTGCAAATAAGTGGCGCTAATACAGCATATAAATTTATTAAGGAAATAATGATGAATATACAAGAAATGAACGCGCGCAAGGAGAAAATTCGTAACTTTTCGATCATCGCG